GACATCCTGAGATTTTTTCTTCTCGATTGCCTTCACTAGTTTATTGAAGCATTCCATCACTTGCTGATGGTCTGTATTGGCTTCCGCCTCCGCCTTCTCATCGTCCGTCATTGACTCTGCTTTGCGATCCTTAACCAACTCCATTGCTATCTTTGCAAAGTCTTTTTGGATGCTGGCTGGTTGTCTACCTGCGTCAATGATTAGCTTCCGTCTTGGGTGATTCTTACCATAGTCATCGACATCCTCAGTACCTAATGCAAACTTGATACCGTTGGATAACGTCTTAGGTAATAGACCCTTATATGTGTCACCGATAAAAGTAGAGAACATATTCAGTAAGTCTGAATACTCGATTGCTGATAGCATAGATTTACTATCCCTAGTGTTGGGGCTGATCCAGTGTTCTGGCGTATCATAGCCCTTCTCATCTACTAGGTGCATTGCTAGGGTACTTCTCAACTCCCCCACCTTTTCAGCTTTCCGTTCCAATGTCTGATTAGCCGTATAGTATGACCGGCATATATCAAACGTATCATCGGTGATAGTAGTTAGGCCTAGTGTTGTTGCATTTACTTCAATAGCTTTAGCCTCCCTACGTTCAGCCGCTAGTCGTTCCTGCTTCCCGTATAGCCCGTCGAATTTGGTCGGGGCTGGATTTGATATTAGCTTTGTTTCTTTAGCTTTAGTCATAACAAGTTACTCTTATAGTCTAGGTTTTAAAATGGGCACCTAGTAAGCCTTGTAACAAGATCGCTGTCTTGATGGGTCTATTGTAACACGTTAACAGGAACATCCCTTGATCCGCACCGTAGGGCGACCCTACCGCCCCCCCATGACCCGCTTTGACAGATGGGACTCCGCCAGTTGTATGTATTACTACTCCAGACAAATAAATTACTATTTCTCGGACTGTGTAGGGAACGGCCTCATTACAGGGAAGACCCCCCCTTGTTTTATAAATGCCTTGTCTAAAAAATTTTTTTCTGGTATATATGCATCTTCGGTGAATAACCTGCGATCAGTAAATGACTTTATCCCTAGAACCAGAGCTAGGCGTTCCTTTGTCTGAAGGAATACGCAAGCTAGATTTAAAAGAACGAACAGAAGCTGCGTCCAATACCGCACTAGATTTGGCCGAGTACGGCTTAGATTTGTTACCTAACAAAGAAGATAAGGATGTAGCGTCTAAGCTAGCCGCTTCCTACGCCTCTGATCCTTCTAAAACATCTAAAACCGCTAGTGCCGCTCGTATTTCTACACTGACTCCGGCCTCCTTGGTACTTACAAACAAGATACTTAGTGAGTTTGGTCGCTCTGTTGTAGAGTCTTCGATACAGATTAGGCACCTAGTAACTAACAAGCTCTTGCTAGAGACAGAAAACCCTGACCCCCGTACAAGAATCCGAGCATTAGAGCTGCTAGGTAAGATTTCAGACGTGGGATTGTTTGCTGAGAAGTCAGAGATAACGATTACGCACCAGTCTACGGACGATCTGAAGAGTAAACTGCGTAGGAAGCTAGAAAAACTAGTCCCCATAGAGGAAGAAGCCGAAGATGCAGTGGTGCTAGACGGTGAAGCTGTAGATTTAGACGAAGAATTAGGGCTAGATGATGGGCTTTATGACGATGACTGAGGCCGTTCCCGACTTTACTGAGGAAGATGTCCAAAGAATGCTGGACAACCTAGACTCTTTTTCTGATGAAGAGGTAAAAGAGATAGATAGATTGGTAGAAGAGCTATCTGTACGCAAACAGAACCAACTAGCACACGATGATCTTATAGAATTTTGCAAAGTAATGATGCCGGATTTCATTGTAGGTAGACATCACCGCATTTTAGCCGATATGTTGATGGGAATTGAACGTGGAGACAAGGATAGAGCGGCTGTAAACATCCCACCTAGGCATGGTAAGTCCCAATTAGTGTCTATTTTCTACCCAGCGTGGTTTTTAGGGCGTAATCCCAACAAAAAAGTAATGATGGTGTCCCACACCACGGATCTTGCAGTAGATTTTGGCCGTAAAGTGCGTAATTTGATCGCCACCCCCGAATATCAGTCTATATTTCCCACTGTAAAGCTAGCGGTTGACTCTAAGTCAGCAGGTCGTTGGAATACTAACGTGGGCGGGGAGTATTATGCGTGTGGTGTAGGTTCAGCACTAGCAGGCCGTGGTGCAGACTTACTACTTATTGATGATCCTCACTCTGAGCAAGACGTTATTAGCGGTAACTTCTCAGTATTTGAGAAAGCCTACGAATGGTACACGTTTGGTGCTCGTACACGCCTAATGCCGGGGGGAAGGGTAGCAATTATCCAGACTAGATGGCATATGGACGACCTGACAGGCCGTGTTGTTAAGGATATGTATAATAATGAGCGGGCTGACCAGTTTGAGGTTATAGAATTTCCAGCTATACTAGAATTTCAGGATGAGGACACAGGTGAGGTAGTAGAAAAGCCTCTGTGGCCTGAGTTTTTTGATTTAGAGGCACTATTACGTACTAAAGCGTCAATGCCTACGTTCCAATGGAATGCCCAGTACCAGCAACAACCCACCGCCGAAGAAGCTTCCATAGTAAAAAGAGAGTGGTGGAATGAGTGGGAGAAGGACGCTCCTCCAGCTTGTGAGTACATAATCATGTCACTGGATGCTGCGGCAGAGAAACACAACCGCGCTGACTACACAGCACTCACTACATGGGGGGTGTTTTATAATGAGGAAGAAAGTGCGTATAATATTATCTTGCTTAATAGTATTAAGCAGCGTATAGAGTTCCATGAACTGAAAGAGTTAGCGATGCAAGAGTACGCTGATTGGGAACCAGACTCGTTTATAGTAGAGAAAAAGAGTTCAGGTGTGGCGTTATACCAAGAAATGCGACGGATGGGTCTACCTGTGTCCGAATATACACCTCATAGAGGGTCAGGAGATAAACTTGCACGTTTAAACGCAGTATCTGATATTGTAGCGTCTGGACTATGTTGGGTTCCGCAGACTCGATGGGCTGAAGAAGTTGTAGAAGAAATAGCAGGATTCCCCTTTATGAGTAACGATGACTTGGTGGATTCTACAGTTATGGCACTAATGCGGTTCCGGCAAGGCGGATTTATACGCCTACCTACTGATGAAGCAGAAGAACAACAATATTTTAAGCGGCGTGGAAACGGCTACTACTAAGAGGCTAAATTATGGCAATTGAGAAAGGTATATACGCTGCTCCCAAGGGCATAGAAGAAGAGGCAGTGGAAGGGGAACTAGTCGAGCAGGCACTAGAGATTGAGATAGTTGACCCTGAAATGGTAACTATGTCCGATGGTAGCGTAGAAATTACCTTAATTCCCGGAAATGACATGGTAGGCGGTGATTTTGATAGTAACCTAGCAGAAGAATTAGATGAAGACTATCTAGCTATGTTAGCAAGTGATTTGATAGAAATGGTAGATTCTGACGTAGATAGCCGAAAAGAGTGGGCTGACACGTATGTTAAGGGTCTAGACATCATTGGCTTTAAATATGAAGAACGTACTACTCCTTGGGAAGGCGCTTGTGGCGTTCATTCTACTGTTTTAGCAGAAGCAGCTATTCGTTTCCAAGCAGAGACAATGAGTGAGACATTTCCCGCAGCAGGCCCAGTTCGTGTAAAGGTGTTAGGACAAGAGACTAAAGAGAAAGACGAAGCGGCTGAACGTGTAAAAGCCGACATGAACTACGAGCTGACCGAGAACATGGTCGAGTATCGCCCTGAACACGAGCGTATGTTATATAGCCTAGGACTCGCAGGATCAGCGTTTAAGAAGGTTTACTTTGATCCTAACCTAGGTAGACAAACAGCTATCTATATCCCCGCAGAAGACGTTATTGTGCCTTACGGAGCATCTAATATAGAGTCTGCGGAGCGTGTTACGCACATCATGCGTAAAACTAAGAACGACTTACGTAAGCTACAGGTAAATGGGTTTTATCGGGACATAGACCTAGGAGAACCACAATCATTTCATACTGACATTGAAGAGAAGAAAGCCGAAGACGGTGGGTTATCTCTTACTGATGATGATCGCTATGCTATGTACGAGATCCATGCTGACCTTGTTATTGAAGGTGTAGATGATTCTGATGATGATATAGCCAAACCTTACGTAGTTACTATGGAGCGAGGCAGTAACGAGATACTAGCTATTCGTCGTAACTGGAACGAAGAAGATAAGCTTACATTAAAGCGTCAACACTTCGTACATTACGTATATGTCCCCGGATTTGGCTTCTACGGCCTTGGACTGATTCACATCATTGGTGGTTACGCTAGAGCGGGAACATCGCTTATACGTCAACTAGTAGACGCTGGTACCCTATCTAACCTTCCGGGGGGTCTAAAATCCCGTGGACTACGCATTAAAGGTGATGATTCTCCTATAGAACCGGGGGAATGGAAGGATGTAGATGTACCATCAGGTAGCATCCGCGAGAATATCATGCCCCTTCCTTATAAGGAGCCTAGTCAAACTCTACTAGCTTTGCTA